TGCTCTTTTTCTTGCGTCAAATCCATCAACAATATCAGCATTATAAAAGTGCTTAAATATCTTGTTGTTCGCCTTAGATGCTGGTACAGAAAACGACTGACTGAATTCAGTAAAGACTTTTGCAATATCTTTTATATCTTGTATCTTGTCTGTAATAGATATGTTCTCGTCTTTGAATAAGTCGAGTCTTTGGTAGTTGCCATCAACATCCTTAACGTATATCTGTACGGTTCTTTGCATTATCGAATATTATTTATCTTGTCAAACGCCATATCGAATTCAACAGTATAGTTCGCCAATCTATCGTTTAGACTTGTCTTGTATGTGATAGATTTAGTTCTTGGCGATATTGGTAAAACAAGTTCTTCGTCTGTCAGTTTAGTCATCCAAACTTGCTCTGATAACATCAACTCCTCCATAACAGCGTTGTGGTCGTCATTCAAGTAGCCTGTGTTCATTGTTATCCTGTCGCTACCGTTTACTTGGAAGGATTGTTTTTGATGTTGATATGTATTGTATGATAAAGTGCCTTCATTAAACACAGAGCGCTTATAGCTTTCTCCACGAACATCTGTTGTTTCTGTTGATTTCAATCTGAACCAAAGGTCTTGTAGTGCGCCATATTTATTTACAAAGGTTACTTTTATTGGAGTGTATCTTGAGCAGTCAGCAGTTTTTATCTTTATGATGTCCGTTTTTGTATCATCTGTCGATGTATTACTTGCGCCAGTAAATGTAGTTCCTGTATCGTAGTTTACCCACACTTCATCTACCAACCCTATATCTATGGTGTCTAAGAAGTTCTGTAAGCAAACACTATCTTCAAAGACACCGCCATCCCCAAGAACTCTTTCTTCATAGGTGGCTGCATTTACATTTTCACTGTCATCTGTGTTTTCTCCTGCTACACTTATGTACTCTATCTGTCCGTTTGTGTTTGTTGAAGTAGATATTGTTTCTGTTCTTTTAAGTGCGCCCTGATAATAAAAAGCAACAGAGTTAGTATCTCCTGTATAAACAGGAATACTTACATTTGAGTCATCAAGCCTGAATATTGTTTTGTTAGATATTAGTGCGCCTACTGTATCTAATGGGCTATCCGCAGATTGCACACCATCTTCAAAGTATGTATATCCATCAAGCGCAATATAATCAACTTCTGTTGGGTTCTCTGTTCCTCCTGTTGTAGTTATTGTAAAATCGGGTCTTACCCAAACTGCATGAGAAGTATAGTCGCCATCAAATTCAATATCCAAGTAATCTCTTACAAGCTCACTAATCTCAAACACAACATAGTTGTTAGAACCAAGAGGTGTCTTGTCCACAGTATATCTTAATTCACTTGATGTAGGCGGAGTAAGTTTTGCGCCTGTATAAACATACAATTCCATGCGGACTGTTGTTATGGTATTTGCGCTTGGCTCTACCTTTATGTAAAATGGACTCCTTACGTTTATTCTTGTCGCCATATTATTTTGTTTCTATCGTATATTCGTTTCCTTTTTTAGTATATCCCATCTCTAATAGCATTTCATCAATTATTGATTCAGCATCTTTCGTAACTGGCTCGGTTATTCCATCGAGTATTGCCTTGTAGCGATTTTCGTACAAACCTTGTAGGAAATTTAAAGGCTTACCTCTGTTTAATCCGTTCTCGGCTATACTTCTCCCAATTACAAATGCGAGGCTTCTAATCTGCTTTTCTTTAGTCGCACCTTTTATCTTTGATGACTCTATTGTTACTGGCTTTCGTTTTATCCAAGTTACAAGTGCATCAATGTTTGGAAAGAAATCACCAGTTCCCTCATCGAGATACTCTATGTATTTATTCGCCAATAGTTGAATATCCAATGAATTATCACTCTCCGTTTCTGAAGTTGTCAAACTATCCGCTAATTTTCCTGTTGCCTCTAATACTTGTGATTTAGGATAATCTCTTTGCAAAGACTGATTCTTGATAAACTCCTTGTAGAAGTTTAGCGTATCGTTTTTTATAAACGACTTAATATAATCTTTTGTATTTTTTAGTTTAATGTCCATTATCTACAAGCATCTCCTGTATCGTTAATCAAACTCATATCATCATTGGCGACTTGAAGCGTTAAATCAAGACTCCAGCCAGTAAGTAGGTTCTCGAATCTATCTTCAAATAAGTTGGCGCTAACATCTGATATAACTTGATACCTATCCCTGAATAGTTCGCCTCTGCGTAATGCAGCCTGTAATCCATTGATTACTGTCAGTTGGGTATTCAATATGTCGTGCTTGTTGTCAAGTCCTCTGTACGGAATAGTTGCTGTGGCGAGTTTATCATCTTTTGTTTCATCCACTAAATCCATACAAATCACTTGCAGATTGAATTGCATCACATAATCGGTGAACGACACACTCTGAATATTGACATGCGCCAAAGGAAATATAGTTTGCTTAGATAAGTCCACTTGGAATATGTCGCCAAAGGTAACTGTATTGACAGATGGGCTACCATTCAAGTATGTGTATAGTTTATCTACTAAGTCGTAATACTCTCTCATAAGTTTCTATTGTGTGCGTTCTTTATTAGTTGTGCTTCCAATTCGTTCTTCTCTTTTTCAAATGTTAGGTAGTTGAGGCATTGGAATAATTCTGTTTGCGTAACGGCATCGAATCTAAGGACATCCCCTTGAGCAAGTCCATATATTGATTGATACCATCCCCACTTTGAGCCAAAGTTTGCTTGAGCAGATAAGTCTGTTCTTCCGTCAGATTGCTTTGTATAAAGTTCGGGATAGCTTTCAGTAACTCCATCCCTAAATCGTAAAAAAAAACCATTGAACTCATTACCACATCAAGTGGCATCTCTTTCATTAGTTCAGACACCTCATCACTTGGGTCGTATGGCGCAATATTATATCTTTCCTTGCTTCTAAAGTTTACTGGGCGATAAAGCACAGCCATCGCTTTGTGCATTGTTTCCCAATCGGAAATGTTATCCTCAGCGTCTATATATTCGCCAAGAGAAATACGTTCAAGATTCGGTATGAATCCCATATCGACATCAAGTAGTTTAAAGTGGCGAATAAGCTCAGGCTTCTCCTCAAACGCTTTGGCGAGGATTTGCAATACCTTTTCTACTTCGCTTACTGGAATGCGCATCACATCCTTTAGCTCTATGTTACAGAATATCTCAATAAGTTTCATATTGAGAAAGTCAGTTGCGCTCTCATCATCTTTGTTCTGCTCAACAAGTTTCATATACCTCTGATACTGTCCAAGCGTAATGTCGCCAAGAGTAGTAGGTACTGATAATTCTAATTGTGCTTTCTTACCCATATTAAATTAACATTGAATTTAGTTATTGTTTGTCCACCTGCCTTAGTGGCGGTATATATTATAATAGTTATACTATGTATCACTAAGTGTATCATGTTACACTATGTGTATTACGTTACACTAAGTGTACCATAAATATATAAAATACACTAAGTGTATTATGTTACACTAAGTGTATCATACTCACTTATTGTTTTTATTGTAGTAGTGGCGATATATTTCCCATATTTTACTTGCCCATTCTTCTTTAGAATACGTCTGAGGCGAAATAAGCGTTTCTAAACCACTTTCTACGGCTATCTGGTATCTACCTCCACTCGGCACGGGATATGCTCTTATATCGTTTCTAATGCACCAAGAGAAGGCTTTTAGGGATTCCTCGTGATTGTTCAAATCTTCGACTACTCTTTTCTTTCTTTTCGCCATAAGACAAAGATACGAAATACCTATTGAATTTACAACGGTATTGAATTTACATTGGCAGATGGGAATTGAGGTATGAGTAGAGTTTAGCTATAACACACCGTGCGTACCTTCCTACGGCAGAGTTAAGTATTTTCCTACAAAATACACACAAAGTGCATTAAATCAACAGAGGTGATGCGATTTAAAGCTATTTTAAGCCCTTCTAATGGCTTCAAATGGTGTGTGTGGTATGTAGGTATTAAATTGATAAGATAATGCGTTAGAATAGAGAAAAAGCACCTTATTTAACCAATTTAACCCCAAATCAAAACGCCTAATAAACTGACAATAAACACTATAATATATATTATGTAAAATAGTACACCCATAAAAAAACCCCCTAAAAAGGGGGTGTATTTCAATTTAAGTTTAATTTAATGTAGCTTTTTTATAGCTTCATGAATTGACAAACCGAATTTGTCGGATAGCATTTGTGCTGTCTTTAGTTCTTTGTTTGTGTATTGTCTTTGTTCCTTTTTATATTTCATAAGGTGTTCAAATTGTATTTTATTTGCCATGATTATTGTATTAAATTTCCTATTCTTTGCACTTCTTGTCTGCTTATATTATGACAGCCAATAGTTAAAAGTTTGTCAAATGATTTTGTAATATAGTGGCTTATTTTTTCACCACGCATATTTGCACCAGATGACAAAATATTATAATATTTTTTAGCTTCATCAATATGTATTCTCACCCCTTGACTTGTTTCAATAAGTTGACCACATTCCGACAAACGCAAAAAATCTAATTTTCCGACCTTAAAAAAATCTATCTTATACTGATTAAACTTTTTTAGTTTGTCTTTTAATAGCTTTGCTTCTTGCTTCTTTGCTCTTTGGTTTTCTCTTACTTGCCAATCATGAAGGGCGTTGATATTTTCGCTATCCTGAAACATATCAACAAACCTTAATAATTGTTGAAACTTTGGGTTTCTATTCAATTTTGTTTTTTGTTTTCTATCTATTGCGAATTCGTTTAAACTATGCCACAAAGAAAATATTTCGCTCAAATAAATTTGCGGTTTTCTTGCCTTTGCGAGTTTAGGTTTTAGATAATTGAAAACATGCGAATGAATATAATCAATATCAATTTTTGTCAAAAAATATTGTTTGTATTGACTTGTCGCACCAATCAAAATAGATATGTGTTTTGAGGTGCTATTCGAATAACCTTTGTCATTTATTACTATTGTATTTTTGTCGATAAATTCGCCTAATAAATAATGATGCCCATAAGAATATATTTTATTATCGTAAAAAAATACGCTTCTTGTTTGGTTTCTACCTTCGTACTGATTTTGTTGAGCGAAGGCGTGTATAGTATCGTAATTACTTGAAAATACTTTTTTCATGTTTTATGCTTTAAAAATTAAGTGAAATAATATATATAAGGGTAAAAATACACCCATGAACAAAACCCCTATTTTAGATGCTTTGTCAATTATGTTTATTAGTTTTTCCATATTAGGTTATGTAAAAAATTCTATTTTAATTATTGATATTGAACACGCTATAACTAAAATGGCTACTATACCAACGATTGACCACGCGACCAAATCTTCGGTGAATTGTTTTTTACTTTTTTTCATGTTATTATAATTTAGATTAAACTTTATTTTATTCTGTAATTAGATTTACTTGATAATCATAACTATACTTAGCTTCATCTACCCAATGAGGAACTAATGTTTCCATTCCACCTGATAAATACCAAGTATTCATTGAGCTATCATCAATATCAATAAAGCCTTTTTTTACCAACGAACCACCAACACCTCTTAAAACTTTTACGCTTAATCCCGTGTCATCAATAAGCTGGGGTAATCCGTAATCGCTGAAACCAAATTCAGCATACATACCTTTCGCCATTGCTTCTAATACTTGTTTCTCTAATTGTGTTACTTTAGTTGTTTTCATAATTGTTTCATTTTGTTTGCACAAACATAAGGCGAAAAAAAATACCTAATGTTAAGCTAATGTTAAGAAATCGTTAAGTTATTGTAAAATCGCTTTTAATGGCATTTCTCAAGTTTTTAATGGTAAGATACCACAGAAGGCGCAAAATGGCTTAAAAGCGCCCCAAAATGGCTGTAAAGCGTTTTTAATATATGCAAACAAATCGTGTTAAGTTTTGGTTAAATATGCTGTTCAAAATTTAACATGGTGCAAACATCTATTTTTGTAGCTTTGCAAAATGGATTATCCACACCAATTTGACTATTTAGAATTATTCTAAATAAGCATTTCGGTGGTGGGGTTGGTTTGGTATGCCCTATTGAATTGACACGCCTATTAAATTCACAAGGCTATTAAATTCATAGGGGCATTGAATTTATACCCCTATTAAATTTACACCTATTGAATTTATTTCGCCAACAAAAGAAGTACGCAAATAAATAAAATTCCGCTACCTAAAAATATCATCGCTTCCATGCTATTGAATTTATATTTCCTTTACAAAAATTCTGTGTCTTTGAATATCCACATTATACTTCTGACAAATTATTTCCAGAAGCTCTACTTTGTCTTTGGCGTTTAATACTGCATTGGTATTCGCCAAACTTGGTATGTTTACTTTAAACTTTTTCATTTTCTTAATTGTTTAGTTAACCTATCTACTTTACATTCTAAATTCTCAATATACTGAATAAAGGCTTCAATATAGTATTTATCATCTGTATTTACCTCCTCTAATCTATATCCTAAAAAATAGTTAAATCCATCATCTACTTTATCCAATAATGTTGTTTTGTTATTTCTCATTTTCTATATTTTCAATTTGTACATCATCATATCCCTCTGAAATAAAGTTCCAATAATCCGAAACTGCTTCATGGTAGTCATCGTGGTAGTTTGCAATTCCACCTACCCATAATATATATTTATAGTTTTCCATTTTCTATATTTATTATAGTTTTATAGTAGTTAATTTCACTTTCCTCATTAACAAAATCTATTTCTGCTTCGCTCATAAAACGCCCCTCTTTAGAAATTAAATAATAATCATCATCTACATCAACAACCTCTAAAATAGTTCCTTTTTTGTAACTTACATGGTCATCAAAATTATCGATTATTTCTACCATTATTTTATTTGAGGTTTCACAATTAGGACAATCAAAATCGTTTCTATCAATAGTCCAATAATAAACGCCACAATCAGCACATTCAAATTTTTCCATTTACTACATTTTTAAGTTCCTCTATTTTATCATCATCATGAATAGCCTTTTGTTTCAAAGCTACTTCAATTATATTAGGCAACCAATCCACAAGTGTGTAAGGATTGATTGTTACCATGTTGTGTTCATTCGACAAACATACGCCCTCATCATCTGCATGTAGCGTAATTATTTCGTGTATATAAATTGGTTCATTCATAGTGTCCATTCTATTTTGTTTTGTAAGTCATCAATCATTTTCAGTATGTCGCTAATATCATCATCAATTTTGTCATCATGCACATAATCTTTGACAATATCATCATATATCTTATCCAATCTTTGTATCAATAATTTATTCATTTTCCACCTTTAAAATTATACTTTCAATTATCTTGTTTGTTTCCATGTCGAACAAATCCTCCTCAACAAATCCAATTCTATAAACATCACTATCATCGCAATATCTAAAGTTCACATCAACATCATCAAGAGTTCGACCATTGTACTTTATTTCATTCTCAACATGATTGAGAAAATCCTTTAATTTACTTGCTTTCATATTATTGTGTTTTGATAGGTTGTTTTAATTTAAAATCTGTCCAATGTAAGTTGATGATATATCCCATTTGAACGACTCTGTCCATTGACTCATTCCATTCGGTGTAAGCAGGAACTTGAATACAATATCCTCCACCTGTCCTATTAAAGAACTTCGCTTTGTGTGAGTATTCTAACGCTCTTTCAAGTAGTCGCTCAACTTGTTCATCATCTGCTATTGGTAATATCAATTCGTTGTTCTCAATTTGAGATTTGTACTCAGCATAGTGCTTTGTGTAAGAGTAATCACCATTACAACCACAAGTACAAGCATCAATTATACCATAGTAAACTGACTCAATTTCCTCATACTTCAAGTCAAAGTTTCTTGCAGATTGTTGAATTGGTTGTACATTTTCAAATTTAATTGTGTTCATATTTATTATTTTAAAATTATACCACAAACATAAGTAGGTTGTTTTACATGAATGTTACGCTAATGTTAAGAAATGGTTAATTTCCATATCGCAAATGGTGTTTGGATTGTTCCAATTTCTTTGAGTATATTTACAGAAGTGCCTTTTGCATAAGCACCGCTTCCTTCTACCCTTTCAATCATTTCGCTAATGGTGGTTTCAAACCAATCCTCTTTGTCCTTGTAAGTTTTGTAAATCTTCATTTTATCGTGTTTTAAAATTATAGTACAAACATAGACACAAATTTTTTTTCTAATGTTAAGCCAATGTTAAGAAATTATTACTATATTTGTCATGACAATCACTTCATGGATTGCATTTTTAAGGTTAAACATTAAGATACCCTATTCAATCGAGTAGGGTATTTTTTTATACCTATTAAATTCACAAATATGAAACAAACAGACACAGGGGGTATTAAATTCACAGGAAACTATTTTGATGAAGCTATTGAACATATTGAAGAAACAAGCGATGGGGGTATTGAATTCACAGATACCCCTATTGAATTCACAAGGAAACAAACACCTATTTATTCGGGCGTACTTAACTATTTCCCTGATGCGATAAGGGAGGTGGCAAGATGCTCTTACGCTGGTAATGAGCAACACAATCCTAACACACCTTTACATTGGGATAGAAGTAAGTCAGGTGATGAGTTAGATGCACTTACAAGACATCTACTTGAAGCTGGTACAATAGATAGTGATGGTATTCGCCATTCAGCTAAGGTCGCATGGAGAGCTTTAGCGAACCTTCAAAAAGAGATAGAGAACTCTAACGAATAACATACATTCCCTTAGGAACGCTTCTCGTTAGTAGGTATTGAATTGCGTATCTTGAGCCATCGATTCCGTGATTCCAGTTGTCAATCGGAATACTACCCTTCAACTTCCAAGCATAGTTATTGAACTCTTTGATGAGGTTTATAGAACCTTTATCGACCACCATGTCGTAGTCTTGCATCAAGGCGATTCCTGTTAAGATACTACCTTTCTTTTTTATGGTAGGTGTTATGTTGAGTCCTTTCATCTTCAACTCGCTTATTAGTCGAGGCTCACTATTGTCGCACACTATAAGCTGTTTTCCTGCGATTCTACGGCACATCTCAAAGATATTGGAGGTGGACATACCAGCCTTGTAGAAATGCTCTCTAATCCATATTATTTTGCGTGTCTTGTCTATGGCGATTTCTGTAAGCGCTGAGGGGTCTGTTGAGAAACCAAAGTCCAGTCCAAAGATTGTGTCTTGTTCCTCATCGAACTCACCAATACGCCAATGGGTAAAGACAACGCCTTCTGCTCTATCTAACCAACCACCGAGTATCTGGTGCTTATACTTATCTGGTCTGCGCTCTCTCATGTCTTCTACTTGGGCGACAAAGGATTCAGACAAGTGTTCTTTGTTGTCAAGGTAAGTCGTGTGAATGTAGTTTATGTTTTCGCTATCGCCTAAGTACCCATCGGCAATCCCTCTGTTTTGGAAGAACCTCTGATATATCCAATGTTCTTTTGTGGTAGGGTTTAGAATTAAGATACATCTGTTCTGTTTACCAGTCGCCCTAACCGAGTAGTCAATCTTATCGAATGATTCTTCATCTGTAAGTTCTTCTGCCTCATCAAGAACAAAAGTAGTTACACCTTGAATAGACTTGAGCTTTGCTGTTTGGTCGCCACTCGCAGTTTTGATACCACTAAAGAATATACTACTACCAGTTAGGTTGTTTATGATTTCTGTTTTAGTTACGGTGAAATGTTCGCCAATACCCATAAGTTCCAGCTTCTCTAAGAACTCAGGTATAATCGACATACTTGCAGAAGTCATTGTGTATCGTGTAAAAAGTATCTTGTGTCCTTGCTCGTAAGTGAGAAGTACAAGGAATGTGTTTACTGCAAACGATTTACCGCTACCTCGCCCACCAGTACAGATATGGTATCTACTTGGCGAATTGAATAGACTATGGTACTTTGGATTTAGATTTACTTTTTTCATTGAATACTACAAAAGGCACATTGTTCTTTACATCGCTCACCTTTTAGGTCAAAGTCGATGCAGTCGAAGTCCTTTTCATTCAACCCCCTTGCAAAGGGCGAATATCTATTTTGTATCTTTTTCTTCGCCATTGTTATCCGATTTTACTAACTAACATGAAGCCTGTTTTTCTTAAACCTATAAAACCACTTCTTTAACTTTTCATATTTAGGCGCTTCAGTTTCAAAGTATGACAACCTTTCATCATTGTAAACTCTTACATAAAACTCCTCAAAACTCTCTTTTCTTGGTATCAGGAAATCGGCATCTTCCACTTTAGGAAATGTCTTTTTTAGGTGAAGTTTAACGTACTTAGGATTTTTTTTGTTCTGTCTTATCATCTTTAACTTCAGCTTCAATATCAATAGTCTGCTCAGGGTTAAGGAACGACACAACGGGAATGTTGATTTCTTGCTTTACGTTCAAATCCTTTTGCTCTTTCGGTTTACCATACTTGTACTCCCATAATAGGCGCAAGTGAGGGAATGAATCTTTGCTCATGTGAGCAAGTGCTTCCCACGCTTTCTTCTCACTACCAAAGGCTCGTTTCATTGAACCAAGCGCAAAGTTCTTTATTTCTTCTTCCTTCGCTTTTGGTTTACGACCTTGACCTCTTGATATTCCTTTAACTGCGCCATTGTTTCTGCGCCCATCGGAATACTTCTCATGAGGGTCTTTTACAAATGTTGGTTTGTTTGTCGCCTGAGGTTTAGGTGCTGGTTTCGGTTTCGGCTTAGCTTTAGCTTCTTCTTCTTTGCGTTTTTTCTCAGCTAACCACTTTTGAGTTTTGGCGCTGATAACTCCCTGTTTCTCAAACTTTTGTTCTTCGGACATTGATTCCCTTTATTTAAAGTAACAGATTTATTCCTCTTTGTTTTCCTCTGTTACCTTGTCTATAAGCGCCTGAACCATCATATACAGATTAGCTACTGCCTTTTCAAGTTGAACAATTCTTTGAATTTGTGTATATTTCTTTGGCTTCATACTCCTGCTACTACGTTTGCTTGTATTATTTCCGCCTGTTGATTACGAGGCTTTATATCTTTTTTGGCGACCTGAATCATTATGTCTAATTTATGTTTGATTTCATCGACCTTATGCTTGGGAAGTTGGTTTATCATGCTGTTAAACTCCTCAATGCGGATTAGCTTGTCCTTGTACCTGTCCACCTCTTTCCTCAGCTTTTCTACCTCAGCATAAACAGTATTAACTTCAGTATTGGTGTCATCAACCTCAGTAGTGTCTAATATACATTTTACATAAGCTGACGAAATTAAGTCATATCGCTCTCTAAATTTGCTATCTGACTTATATATGTAACTAAAACTTTTCAAGGAGTGCAATACGGTTGCATGATTGCATTTAAACATCTTGGCGATATTGGTATATGTGCAAGAATGTACTCTCTTTAGAACCATGTACATCATGGCTCTTGCATCAACAAACTCTCTCTTTCTTGTTTTCTTTAATGGGTTTACACCACAATACTTTTTGGTTAGTTTAACTAAAAACTTAAAATCAATATCCATCTAATTCGTCTTTAAATTCTGCATAGGCGTTAGCCAGTCCTTGACAACCTTCATAGTTTTCTTCATTCTTGAAGTGTTCAAGCAAATACTTTAGCTGATTCACTTGAAGCACTCCAAGTCGCAAGGACAACAGAATATCATTTTTGTATTCCTCTATTTCGTCTTTGTATTTCTCGTCTATACTCACAATGTATCTTTGATTGTATAGTTGTGCAGTTCATTCATTCCATTCTGAATGTATTTTACATAATTCTCAACCGCCTGTTCAACTAAACTTTCGCCTAAGTTATAAAAACTTTCCGACACATCAAAGATTCCAATATCATTTGTGCTCTTGTCAATCACAAGAAAGTAAAAGTCCTTGTAATCTATTCCAAACAAGTTGCAGTATATGTACACTTGACACATATATTTGAAGTCTTTGGCGTTCCACTTGAATTTATTGAGGTCGGCACAAGTCTTTAAATCAACTATTCTTCCGTTACCAATCGCATCAGCTTTCCCCCTGAATGGTTTGTCGAACAAGTTTCCAACCATAGGCACTTCTTTGTCTAAACCACCAAGCAAGTCCATAGCGTGTTTGTTGTTGTGTAGTGCCTCAGCTAAATACATGGCGGAATTATATTCCTTGATTGTAAATGTTTCAGGGTTCTGTTCAACCGCTTCTTTAAACGCCTTTGTGTTTCGGCTCTGTACATCAATGAAGTTCAACTCTTGAAACTTCTCAGGTTCTAAGACGGATAGGTGGACAAGTCGCCCAGCGATTAGTGCTGGGCTATTGTCGCTTTGTCTTAAAGATTTAATGTAAGCCTTTGGCGAATCCAAAAGTTTCTTTACAGAACTACTACTAAGGGAATACTGACCCAAGTAAGAGTAGTAGAAGTGGTCATCGTACATTTCTTTTATGAGCATATCTTTCTCCCAAAATCGCCCATCTAAAGTCATTATCATGTTACTCATGGTTGTCGTGTATTTTTTCTATTATACGTTGAAGAACATCATCTGATATTACTTCATACAAATCCTGTTCGCTACCTTCAACGAACACTCCATCTATCTCTACCGACTCCAGTACATTCGGCTCATCTGCATCGTGATGGTAATAGTCTGCTTCAAACTTTACACCCCAAACATCGACTTGCTTAGTTAGTAAACCCATAACTATATCTTTTTAGAGTTAATCTTACTTATGGCGTTGTACTGGTGATAGAACCCTTCAAATAGCGAGTTCAACACCTCTCTTGCAGTATCTTTGTGATACTTCTTAGAGTAGTAATCTTTCTCAGCAACTTCAATCCAATCGAAGTCATCTGCATTTTCTTCTCTGTCCTTAATAAACATTTCACTTGATTTTCCCATTACTTTATGTATTTAGTTATATACTTGATTAGCGCCTCAAGTTTGTTAAGTGTGAATCGAAGTGGGGTTTCTACCAAATAGTAAACAGCAAGTAACACCGATTCTATGCAAAAGAATAGTACGAGTACTATTA